ATAGACCCGTTTCAGTATTCAGAGAGAACAAACCGCAGAAGTCCGAACTTCATCCCACCATGAAACCGGTGAAATTGATAGCGCGCCTTATAAGTAACAGCAGCCGCGCCGGCGATATTGTTGTTGACGCATTCGGAGGTAGCGGAACAACACTTATTGCCTGCGAACAGATGAACAGAAAATGCTACATGATGGAATATGACCCGAAATACGTTGACGTGATAATTGAGCGCTGGGAAAAACTCACAGGCAAGAAAGCGCAGAAAATAAAAGGATAAAAGAAAGGAGGCGCACCGTGGCGAAAAATTTAGGCGGAAGACCATATAAAGAAATTGACAAAGCCCAGTTTGAAAATCTGTGCGCCTTACAGTGTACAAAACAGGAAATTTGTGCATGGTTTGACGTAACGGATAAGACACTGGAAAGATGGTGCAAACGGACGTATGGCGCTGGTTTTTCCGAAGTTTTTGCCGCTAAGCGCGGCAAGGGGGTAATAAGTGTTCGCAGAGCGCTGTATCAAAATGCAGTACAAAAAGGAAACGTAAAAGCGCAGATTTTCTGGTTGAAGAACCATGGAGGCATGAGCGAGAAGGTATCTGTGGAGACGCACGAAGTCAGTGATGACAGCATGAAAGCGATGGAAGACTATTTCAGCAAAAAAGTCCATGATGGGCGGTGATGACATGTGATTAGTCGTGATGAGATTTTCCGCATGCTATGGGAGCGTCCTGTGGAAGTCGGACATTGGGTTGGATTTAAGGATTTGACCGACCTGCATAACGAATGGTTAAGAGATTGGTTATACAAGCACGATGACCAGACGCTTCAGGCGCACCGTGGCAGTTACAAGACGACGACGTTATCGCTGTTTTTTGCGCTTCATGCGTTCGAACAGCCGAACGAAAATTTACTGTATTTCAGAAAGACGGATACGGACGTAAAGGAAATCTGCAAACAGTCTCAGAAAATCCTTCAAAGCGGATGTATGCAGGAAATGAGCCGTATCGTATATGGTCAGCCGCTAATCCTGACTACGAAGTCGGAAACGGAAATCAATACGAACCTTGTGACCGGTATACGAGGCGCAAGTCAGATTGTTGGTCTGGGTATCGGAACCAGTATCACTGGTAAACACGCAGATATAGTCGTGACCGACGATATTGTAAACCTGAAAGACCGGGTATCGAAGGCGGAGCGTGAAGCGACAAAGATACGGTATCAGGAACTTATCAACATTTGTAACCGCGGTGGACGATTTATCAACACGGGCACACCGTGGGAAAAATCCGATGCGTTCTCCCTGATGCCGAACATTAAGAAAGTCGACTGTTACAGTACCGGGCTGATACCGCCCGAAAAGTTGGCAAAAATCAAGGAACAAATGTCACCGTCATTGTTCGCGGCGAACTACGAACTGCGACATATCGCTGACGGAAACGAACTGTTCGCGGACGCATTACTGGACGGCAAAGTTGCGCAGTTGTACGACGGCATTGGTCATATCGACGCGGCTTATGGCGGCGGCGACGCGGTTGCGTTTACCATCATGAAAAGGAATGCGGACGGTAGCATTACGGCGTATGGGCGGATTTGGCCCGAAGCACACGTGGAAAACTGTTTGACCGATATATACAACGATTGGTCGGAGTACCGTTGCGGGACTATCTATTCAGAAAGAAACGCGGACAAGGGCTACCTGGCTAAGAGCCTTCAAGGGCTGGAAATTCCGGCGGCGACGTATCACGAGCAACAAAATAAATACATAAAGATAACAACACACCTGAAAAAGATGTGGAAAAAGATACATTGGATACCGGAAACCGATTTGGACTATTTGGCAATGATAACGGACTATACGGAGCAGGCGGCGCACGATGACGCACCGGACAGCGCGGCTTCCTTGTGTAGGATTTTGGATAGCAAACAGCCTGCGACGACGGCGGATTACCTGCGAGGGGGACTATAAGATGGCTTACGATTTTAAGAAAAAGACTGATATTTTCCGTTTCCCGGCGGATATGCCACTGACGGATTTAGACCTGATGAAGTTTATATCGAAAAACGACGCGATGTGTACCTTCAGGTACAAACCGCTTCAGGATGCATACGATAACCGATATGAGATTTTCAAACTACCTCAAAAGCCTTCATGGAAACCGGACAGTCGGATTTCAATGAACTTTGCGGCGGAGATTACGGATACGTTTGAAGGCTTCCTGATGGGACAGCCGGTGACCTTCTCCTCGGACGATGAGGCAGTACAGGAATATCTGACGCACCTGCATAGTTATGCCGGGCAGACCGACCATACCGCGGAATTGTCGACGTTGGTATCGATTTTCGGCAGAGCGTATGAGATTTACTACGTGGACTCAGCCGGGGAAATAGATATGTCATATCTTTCTCCTATGGACTCGTTCATGATTTTCGACGACGGCATAGAACCGGAACCGCTGTATTTCGTTCGCACGTATTATGACCAGTACGCAAAGATACGCAGAGGTTCAATTTCGGACGCAGATTTCGTTCGTTATTTCCACATACAAGGTGGTATACAGTGGGACGGAGAACCGCTGCCTCATGGTTTCGACGGGGTTCCCGCAACGGAGTATAAACAGAATGTTTCCCGCAAGGGCGTGTTTGAGGATGCTTTATCAGCGGTAGATGCGTACAACCTTGTCCTGAGTGAGAAGACGAACGACGTGCGGGCATTGGCTGACGCATACCTAAAGATTGTAGGCGCGGATATTGATAAAGAGACACTACAGTGGATTAGGGATAACAGAATTATCAACCTTCCTTCTACGCTCGACGGCAAAACACCTGACATTGGTTTTCTGGGCAGACCGTCAGCGGACGGCACGCAGGAAAATCTGCTGAACAGACTGGAAAAGAACATTTTCAGCACAAGCAACGTCGTCAACCTGAATTCCGAGGGCTTCCAGCAGGCTTCCGGGAAAGCACTCAGACAGCGCATGCAGGCGATGATAAACCTCGCCGGAAGGAAACAGCGAAAACTCGACGAAGGCTTCAAACGCAGATACCGCCTGATTTTCAGTAACCCGTGCAGTGGCATGGCGGATGATGCATGGACGGAGGTTTCATGGAAGTATAATCTCATGCTCCCCGATGTATTGGGCGACGAGGCGGACACGGCGGGTAAACTTGCGGGTGTTGTTTCGAAGCGCACGCAGCTGAAGGTTCTCTCCATTGTGGATGACCCGGACAAGGAAATCGAAGCGATGGAAGAGGAACAGTCGGCGATATGGACGGACGGATATGACATAGACCGCACGGACAAGACCGACAAGACCGACAAGGACGGTGATGCCTGATGGCTGACAAAGATTGGAAAAAGAAATTCCAAGAGCATTGGGCGGGTTCCGAGAAAGCCTTGCAAGCGCAGGTCGAAAGAGCCGAAAAGCAGGCAAAGAAAAATTTGCTGAACGCGATGGAAGCAGAGGCGAAGCGCCTTGAACAGCAGATTGAAGGGTATTACAAGAAATACGCTGACAAGGACGGTATCATTGAATACCGCAAGTTGATGATTGGAGCGGACGCGGCGACAAGAAAGCAGATTTTCGAGGACTGGGAAGGCTTCGCTGAGATGCATCCTGAATATGCGCACCTGACGCCTGCCCGCGAGAGCATATACCGGCTGAACAGGTTACAAGCGGAACAGGAACAGATAAGGCTTGCGATGGCGGAATATGGTATCAAAGATACGGAAAGAGTGCTGAAGTATGTGGGAAAAACGGCGGAGCAGTCGTTTACTGCGTATTGCAATGCTCTCGGGCAGCAGGGGCGATTAGGCGTATATAACCCGCACATTATTGTCCATTTTAAGCCTGTCAGCGCAATGGAGAGTCATGAGATTTTGGATGAGTTGGCGGCGATGATGGCGCACGGCGATAAGACCGTGACGTTGCCGACGGACATTCCGGGAAAAATCTTAGAGTCCAAGATGAAGCTTGCGGATTACATGAACACCAACATGGTGAACGCGTTCGCTCGCGGCGACAGTACGGAGCGTATTGTTCGCGATATGATGACCAAATTCAAAGGCTTCACTAAAAACGACTTGACCCGGCTGACGTATACAGAAAACACAAGGGTGATGGCGGAGACGTCGGCATGTCTGAATGAGTTGAGCGGCGTGACGGAGTACAAGTTCTCGACATACAACGATAATCTCGTTTGCCCGATATGTATGGCGTTACAGGACGCGGGACCGTTTAAGTACAAAGACCGGGTTCCGGGGGAAAATTTTCCGCCAATGCACCCATGGTGTCGCTGTACGGTAACGCCTGTAACAGGAAGTTTCGATGATTTCATGGACTCGCAGTTAGGAAAATATCTGAAAGGTTTCAAGTCATGAGAAAACTGATTTTTGTATCCGGGCGATACTGCCCGCGATGTAAGTATGTGGAAAATGCGGTATTAGATGTATTGCCAAAATACATGAAAAGTTCCATTGAGAAAAGGGTAGCAGAGGATGACCCGGCATGGTGCGGAGCGCACAGAGTCAGGCACGTTCCGGTCTTCATTTTCGTCGAAGATGGGAAGGAAGTTCATCGTTTCGTGGGCAAAGAA